GAAGTTACAATTGCTTTCGTAGTTACAATTGCTTTTTAATTTAAAACAAGTATTGACTTCAAAACTAATTTGATTTAAATACAAACTATTAATAAACATTATACCGACATGAAAACAGATATAGCAGAGGTATGCAGCACAGTCATAATTAACTGGGGACATTGGGTTTACAGTTTTGAAAAATTTAACAGAAAGGTTCACATCCCAGAACAACAATTATCTTGTTTTTCTTTTAACAATTATTTAATTACTGTTGAAAAACAAAAAAAGTTTAAGTTAAAGCCACAAGTCAATGTCTACTAAGATTAAATGAAAGGCTAAATGGTAAATAAAGTTGATAGGGAAAGTTATCAACCAGCAAAATTAAATTTAACGCAACTTGTTAAAATTAAAAAAGCTTGTGATAAATTTATGGAGTTAGACACTACAATAGATGCTCTAACTATAAATATTTTTGTTTGTGTCGCCATGCAGGAAGGGTTATCTAATATGGATTTATCTCAATTGCTTGGAGTAACTAAAACAAGAATATCACTACATTTTCATCTTCTGTGCACACACCCCAGAAGTAGAAAAGACAGTAAAGGCCTAAATTTGTTAAGAACTGAAGTCGATGAAAAAGATTTTAGAGTTAAAAGATTTTACTTAACAAACAAGGGAAATAAGCTTAAAGAAGAACTTAACGAATTGTTGGGGGGATAACCTTAAATGAGGAGGAAATCCATGCTCAACACTAAAGTAACTCTAAAAGAAGCAATAGAGAAAGTTTGGATTATGGAATGGTCTAGTCAAAAAGATGGGAAAAACAGTCTTAGAAATATGGACGTTTTTTCTAAATGGTTTGGCATAGATCAAACTGTAAACAACGTCTCTACAGAAACTGTAAGGGAGTTTAAATTTTATTGTAAAGATAAACTTACTTACACAAAAGGAACTACAAATAGAAAACTTGCAGCACTTTCTAAAATATTAACTTATTCTAAAGGTGTTAGAGGTTTTCAATTTGAGTGGGGAACGCCTATGATCGAGTATGAACGTGAAAACAATAAAAGAGAATTTGTTTTTACAGATGATATGGAAAAAAAATTAATTACCACATCACACATGCTCGGTTACAAGGATAAATGCGATCTGTGGATTTGTTTACTTGAAACGGGTTGCAGACTTTCCGAGTGGCTTAATGCCAAATGGGAAGATATAGACGACAGTTTCGTTTATTTTAACGATACTAAAAATGGGGACAATAGATACGTACCTATTTTTGATAAAGTTAAAGACATCTTGAATAAACGAAAACAAAGAGGTTTTGAAAGGCCTTTTCCTTATAGTCTTTCATCAGTAGAAAATACTTGGAAGAAGATTAGGAAAGCTATGGGTATGCAAGACGAGAAGGATTTTGTAATTCACTCGTTAAGGCACACTTTCATAACAAGACTTCTAAGAAGAAAGGTAGGTATTGACGTGGTTCAGAAAGTTGTCGGTCATAAAGACATCAGGATGACACAGCGATACAACCATCCTACAAAGGATGATCTTAGAGATGCAGTTAAAGAGGTAAGGCTAAAACAACTGGTTAGTTGATTGCAGGCGGGTAATTAAGCCCTCGTGGTGGAACGGTAGACACAAAGGACTTAAAATCCAATTGACATCAAATAACCCTCAACAATTCGGAGTTATTTATGTTACACAGACAAAAAAGCAGAAAGTCGTTTAGTACAAAACATTTCGGCAGACATGCAGAAGTTCCTGCGAAGCTCAGCCAGGATTACACCGCAAGCGTGATTATATGTTCAAATTGTAAAGGAAATGGATATAAGTTTGCGGTCTTAGACCTGAGTGACTTCAGTAGATGTAAAATTACAACTTGTGAATCTTGTCAAGGGGCTGGTGAATATAAAAATCAGATAAATTAGCAGAGGTTTGCGGTCTTGTTAAAAGTAATGATAGTTATTGTTTATTTTTCTTCAGGAATAACTGTGGTTGAAAAAACTTCAATTAACAATGGCTGTGCTGAAGTTGCCGCTAAAATAGTAAGTCAAATGAAAACAGATAAACCAAAAATGGTTTATTGCACTAAGGATTGGATATGGAAATAAATCAAGATCAGTTATACAATTTAGAATTAGAATTAGAAGGACAGGGCATGATTGGTGCTGGTGCCGCTAGATTTAATAGAAATTTAAAAAAGAATTTAGAAAGAGGTAGACAGTCAGTAACGCCAGCTTATGTTTATTTACAAAAAGAATTAATATTACCGTTATCTTTAGCAATAGATAATTTTGTAGATGAGTCTTATTCAGGAAAAGCAGGAGTTAGAAAAACAGCCGCAGAACCATTAAAAGATTTAAGCGACAGTAAAAAGGTAGCTTTGTTAACTATAAAATTAGCAATAGACGGTATATCTTTAAATAAAACCTTAGTTCACATTGCAAACAACATAGGTTCTATGATTGAACTTGAAGTACATTCTAAGCAATTTAAAAACACATTGCCAAATCTCTATACAAAAATAATGAGAGATTTAATGAAAAGAACTAAAAATATAAAACACAGACAAAAAGTTTTTTCACACACATTAAAAAAATACCAAGTTCAAGTAGACAATTGGGATGCTCCTAAAAAAGTTTTAGTAGGAAACCAACTTATTGATTTATTAATTACACACACAGGATTGTGTGAAGTTAAGATGTTTAATGTAGGAAGATTTAAGACCGTAAACCATTTAGTTTTTAAGCCAGAAATTTTAAAAAAAATAGACGAAAAGAATTTTGCGTGTTCCGTTCTTAGTCCTTATTACAAACCTATGATTATAAAACCTAGGGAGTGGAAAAATTCTCCGTTTAATGGTGGTTACATTAGCGAATATTTGTCTAAACAACCATTAGTTAAAACTAATGATTTTAATTATTTAAACACATTAAAAGATCAGTCAGTTCATAATGTTTATGAAGCTGTAAACCACATTCAAAATGTACCATTCCAAATTGATCATGAAATGGTCAAGGTATATTTAGAAATTTGGGATAAAGGTTTAAGTCTAGGACAATTCCCAGAAAGAGAAAGTTTATTAGATCCAAGTGGAGTTCCTAAAAATGTATTTAGAGATCCTAGAGTAGATACTGATAAAGAATTATTAATAAAATTTAAAAGAGATAGGACAGCAGTACACCAAGAAGAACTTGCAAGAGTATCACAAGTTTTAACCTGTGAAATTACTAAAAGTATTTTAGAGGAGTATCAAAAGTTTGAACAATTTTATTTTGTTTTGTTCTTAGACAAAAGAGGTAGAATTTATTGTATGAGTACAATTTTTGATTATCAATCAGATCAGAAAATTAAATCTTTAATCACTTTTAAAAATGGAGAAAGACTTGGACATCGTGGGAAGTATTGGTTGTATGTTCACACCGCAAATTGTTTTGGTTTTGACAAGGTTTCTTTTGATGAAAGATACGCCTGGACTGAACAAAGGTTGAAAGAAATTTGTAGTTATTCAGAAAATCCATTCGAAAATACAGGGTGGAATGAAGCAGATAAACCAATGCTTTTTTTACAAGCTTGCCACCACGTTAAGCAAGTTCAAATTCAAGGTGTTGAATATGTATGTAATTTACCTGTGGCTATGGACGCTACCTGTTCAGGACTTCAATTACTAAGTATTATATGCAGAGATGAGACAACCGCCAGCATGGTGAACGTCCTTCCATCAGTTAGACCGCAAAGTATTTACAGTATACTAGCAAAACAAGTAGAAGATGATGTCAAGAAGCATGCTGCAGATGGTGATGCGGCAGCGAACCGTTGGCTTCAATTTGGAATTGACCGATCTATTGTAAAACGTAATGTAATGACATATTTTTACGGTCTAAAACCATTCGGAGCTCGTCAGCAGATTTTTGATGAGTATAAATCTCAAATAAAGTTAGGTAAGCCTAAATGTTTATTGGATGACGGCTTTCAAGATTGTAAATGGTTATCAGCAATTGTTTGGAAGCATCTACAAACTTCGTTAGATTTAGTAAGTTCATTAATGATTTGGTTGCAACAAACAGCTAAATTATTTTCTAAATATAACTTAGAAATTAAATGGACTTCTCCTATGGGATTTCCAGTAGTTCAAGACTATAGATATTTCCAAAAGTATAGAGTTAAAACTTCTATAGCTGGTTCTCTTGTTTATACAACGCTAAGAAAGCAAATGATAAAAAAAGATAGTTTAAAAAACCAATCAGCTATATCAGCAAATTTAACACACAGTTTGGATGCGGCCTTAGCTATGGGAGTTGCTTTGTATTGTAAGCACGATGCTCAACCAATTCCTAATTTATTAATGGTGCACGATAGTTTTGCAACAACACCAAACAGAATAGATCAATTGCATTATATAATTAGAAAAGTTGCTGTTGATATATTTAAAGAAGATTATTTAGGTAAACTTTATGAAAATTTTAAAAATCAATTACCAGATGAAGCTAAGGATCAGTTGGCGAAGCCGCCAGGGCGTGGGGCATTGGATATATCTAAAATTGAACAAAGCACTTATTTCTTTAACTAATTAGTATCAATATTAAAACAGTATTAAAAACGAAAGGAGATAACATGGACAGTAAATACATACTTGATAATTTTAGAAAGGAGGTTATGGAAAGAATACGAAAACGAGAAAAGTTAAATAAAATATTTTGGTCTACCGCATGGATTGTTTCAGTATCGTTTGTAACAATAATGATCTTAATTTTTATCTATATAGCAATATGCAATTACTTATACCTTTAATATTGATTTCTCAGTTATTAATAGTATTGATATTAATACTGTACTGATATCAAAAGGAGTACGAACCTGGGAACTCTCTTGGAGGACTCAAACATAAAAATAAAACATGGAAAATAAAATAAAAACAATAACAACAGAAGTTGGTGTATTAAATTACCCACATTTATGTAAACCTGATACAAAATTTAATGCTGACGGTTTATACCACGCTAAATTAGTTTTAGCGGACGCTCACAGTAAATCAATTATTGATGAAATTGAGGAAGCGTTAAAATTATTAAATGCAAAAAAACATAGTTCATTTAAACCTTATAAAAAAGTTGAGGGTGGCTATGAATTTTCATTTAAATTAAAAGCTAAGATAGCTAGCAAGTCTGGAGTTGTCTACGAACAAAAACCAAAACTTTTTGACTCAAAAGGAAACCTAATTACTGATAATAATTTTTCAGTATGGGGTGGTAGTAAAGGAAAAGTTGCGTTTCAAATTTACACTTACACAAATAACATGCTTGGTTCAGGTGTTACTTTGAAATTAAAAGCAGTTCAAATAATTGAGTTAGTTCAAGGCAAGACTAAAGATAGTTCTGAGTCTTATGGGTTTTCATCTGAAGATGGTTATGAAGTAATTATTCCTAAAGAATTACCAGCCGCAGTTGCTAAAAACAAAACTGTAGTTGCTGATGAAAAATTCGACTTTTAAATTTCGTAGCGGTTTAGAAGCTACAGTAGCAAAGGATTTATCTGAAAGGAAAATTAAATTTAAATACGAAGAAACTACGGTTGAATATTTTAAGCCTGCTACGAAACATAAATATAAACCAGATATTGAATTAGAAAATGGAATTTTTATTGAAGTCAAAGGTTTTTGGAAATTATCCGATCGTCAAAAACATTTACTTCTTAAAAGTCAACATCCTGAGATTGATATACGATTTGTTTTTGGAAATTCTAAAAACAGAATTTATAAAAATTCTAAAACAACGTACGCAGATTTTTGCAACAAGCACGGTATTAAGTTTGCAGATAAATTAGTGCCTAAAGATTGGATTTAAAATTAATTATGGGAGAATTGATGTTAAAAGATGAAAATAGTAATAGCACGTTTGTTAGACACATGCCTTGTAGTGTTTGTGGTTCTTCCGATGGCAATTCTTTATATTCTGACAATCATACTTTTTGCTTTGTATGTAACACTCATGTTAATGACGCAAAAAATATTGAAACTAAAACTCAAACTGTACCATCGTTTAATTTTATTCAAGGCACGCATCAGAGTTTATCTTCAAGAAAAATTACGTTAGACACTTGTAAAAAGTGGAATTACACAATCGGCACATACAACAATGAAGCAGTACAAGTAGCAAATTACTATAATAAAAATAAACAAATATGTTTTCAAAAAGTAAGATTTAAAAATAAAGATTTTAGAACTGTAGGAAACATAGACGAAGCAACACTGTTTGGACAAAACTTATGGCAGCCAAATGGTAAAATGATTTGTATTACTGAGGGTGAAATAGATGCTCTTTCATTAAGTCAAATATTAAATTTAAAATACCCTGTAGTTTCAATTCCGAACGGTACAGCAGGATCAGTTAAAGCAATTAAAAAGAATTTAGAATATTTAGAAAGCTTTGAACAAGTAGTTATTTTTTTCGATCAAGACGATCAAGGTGTTCAAGCAAGTAAAGAATGTGCAGAATTATTTACAGTAGGTAAATGTAAAATAGCATCACTTTCTTTAAAGGATGTTAATGAAATGCTTGTAGCAGGAAGAACAGAAGAAGTAGTTAAAGCTATGTGGCAAGCCAAACCCTACAGGCCCGATGGAATTATTGCAGGCACTGATCTTTGGGACTTAGTAAAAAAACCAAATGAAAAAGCATCAGCATTTTATCCTTTTGACTCTTTAAATAAAAAACTTTTTGGTTTAAGGAAAAGAGAAATTGTAACTATTTGTGGTGGTTCAGGAATTGGAAAAACTTTAGTAACTAAGCAAGTAGCTTTACATTTAATAAACACAAATCATAAAGTTGGAATTATATCTTTAGAAGAAAGTTTAAAAAGAACTTGTGAGGGTATTATTGGATTACATTTACAAAAACCTATTCACATTAACAGAGATAATTTAAGTGATGCTGAATTAGAAAAAGGTTATCGGGAAACTATAGGTAATGGAAATGTATTTTTATATGATCATTGGGGAAGCATAGAAGAAGATACAATTTTAAGTAAAATTAAATTTTTTGCTACTGGATTAGATTGTGAATTTTTAATTATAGATCACATCAGCATTATTGTAAGCGGTTTAGAAACTTACGATGAAAGAAAAACA